GAAGTTGAAGCACTCAGAAAAAGCAACAGAGAGATTTTAGATGACTACAAAAAAGCAAAGGAGGCGGCAAAAGCTGTCCCACCAGATGTTGATGTAGATGCTCTTATTGCTTTTAAACAGCAGAAAGAAAAAGAAGAGTTAGAGGCAAAGGGCAGATATGATGAGGCGATTGCTAAACAGGCACAGCAGTATCGTGATGCTGAAGAGGCAAAGAATAAAAGAATCCAAGAGCTAGAAGCTAGGCAGAGACAGCTTGAAGTTGAAGCCCCAGCAGTAACAGCCCTTGCTGATGT